TCGACAGATGTTCGTTTAGTCTTTACATCAACGGTTGAGCCGTCCGGTAGCACTAGATCATAATCTTTCGTATTCTGACGCTCTGCATTCAATAGATCAGCTACAACAAGTTCTCCAATAAAACCGGCCACATTCCCTTGACCGCTTGTGATACTGTTGTGTAGCTTTCCCAGATCCTCAGCTAAGTCTCTTGCTTTTAGAAGAATGTCATCACTTACTCTGACCTCTAACATTATGAGACCTCCTTTAGTTGTAGCTCAGGAACCTTAGGTTCATTCTTAACCTCTGTTAAAAACCTTACACCAGTAGAATAGATAAATCCTCTTAAGGTGGGGTAACAGTGGAGCTTGTAACCGCAGTACGAGCAACCCGTAGCGAGCTTTTTGTTTCCAGATTTCCCATCGTCCACGGGCTCGTGACAGAATGACGGAGGCTCTGGAAGCTCCACCACCTTTGTTACGTGGCGTACTCGCTCTGCGATGTCATAACTAATTACAGAGTGAACAGGAGCCTGTGTGTCTTCCTCATCATACTCAAGGTAACACAGGTGACCATTCTGCTTGTCAATAGCAATCCACCCGTACTTAGTGTCACCCTCAGAGTGAGCGTAGGCTTTTAACTGAGCCACATAGCCAAACGGATCGTCAAAGGCAAGCGTAGCGTCCTTGAACTTCTTGAAGCCGTAGGTTGAAGTTGACTTAACGTCAACCAAACGACCATCAATACGAGCATCCATAGATCCCTTGACACCCTCGACCTCACAGGCTTTCTGCTCGTCTTCTACGGTGTGCCCTGCCATACGAGTCAAGAACAGGATGAGCTCCTCAATCATATGCCCATACATAAACTTGATGTAATTGTTAGGCTTGAGTTTCTCCTGCGTGTACTTGTTCGCAGAGTACCAAAGCTGACGATCATCCTTACCAATAGAGGACAAGCGGAGCTTGCGGCTATCACGCATGGATGGTTTGAACTCTTTCTTCATGAGGTTTTTCATAGCCTCACCAAAGCGTTCAATCTCAGCGTCAACGTCTACGTCCTTAGGAGTATTACGGTTCTCCATCAGGGAATAGATGTCGTCGATCAGGCTGTATATTTCCTTACTCATAATCGCTCTCTATCAAACAGGTTTCAATCTGGCTATGCCCGATCATTGTAGCCGCTACGTCTAGCTTCTTCATCTGGTGCTTCAATTTACGATCTTGAACTCTGACAAACTCCATGAGTTCTTGAACTTCTTTTGTACCGATTGTAAGCTCTGACAAACGCTCTTCAAAATCCTCTACCGAAAAAATTTGAGTCATCTTACTCTCCTTACTATTCTAATAGTATAACACATTAGTGCGTCTCTGCCCAGTTATTTCCAATCTTATATTCACCGTCAAGAGGACACTTGAGGTCAAAGGCAATACCTGCGGCCTTGATGGACTCAACCATAAGGATACCGACACGGTCTGCCTGAGCCTCAGGAGCTTCAATCTGGTACTCGTCGTGGATAGACCCTAAGAGCTTATACGTCAGATTCCACTTGGGGGCGAACTGTGTGAAGATCTGTAATGCCTTCTTCATCACCACAGCACCCGCTGATTGTAACAGTGTGTTCAGGGCAGAATGTTCACTTCTGATGTGAAGGCATCGTCCATCCAGTCCTCTAAGATAACCTCGTTGGGAGGCTGTTGAGACTCGCTCTCTAAGCTCTGCAAGTGCGGGAGTATTGTCGAGAAAGCGTTGTCTAAGTTTCGCTCCAGTCCTCTGACTTCCGTCCACAATAGAACCGATCTTAGCGTCTCCTGCTCCGTAGAGGAAAGCGTATATAAATGTTTTTGCCTGAGATCGTGTAGACAGTCCTGCATTGCTCTGGTTCTTTGTATGAATGTCTCCGTTAAGGATTTCATAAGTATACTCCTCGTCGTTCATGTAATGTGCGAGCATCCTGAGTTCAAGGCCAGAGGCATCCACGCCAACTAACTTGTGCTTGTCCGGTACGATCCAACAGGCACGACAGTCCTCTCCATAAGGAGCACCGACAGCCGGAACTTGAGCCATGTTAGGACTGCTGTGTGTCATACGTCCTGTGACTGCTCCGATTGCGTTGACCTGTCCATGCACTCGACCGTCATCCTCGACTGCGTTAAGCCACGACTGGACTTGTGCGATCCTCTTCCCAACCATGAGATACTCCGCAATAAGCTGAGCCTCAGGTATATCAGTAACAGTCTCCAGTGTCTTCTCGTCGACAATAGCTTGACCAGTCTCCGTAAACTTCTCAGGTTTCCAACCGAATCGCCTAAGATACCTCCCTATTTGTTGACGAGACCCAAGATTGAAAGCAGGCCAATCAATGCGGCTAAAAGTACCACCCACATAAATCCAATCGTCTCCTAAGAACTTGAGGCCGACGGGCGAGAGCGAGCCATCCTTTTTGTATTTAGGTACGATCTCCTTAATGAAAGTAGGTAACGGGCGAAATTTCTCATGTACTTTTTCTTCAAGATCATTCTGTTTCTCCTTTAGTTCTGCAACAAGGTCTGTTGCTTTACGTTGATCTAAGAGCCATCCGTTTTGGATTTGATTTGTAATTGCACACTGTACTGAGTGCTCAAGAGTAATGCTGTGATCTCCAAACTCACTAAGCTCCCGATTGAGTTTCTCGTATAGTCGTTCAGTAACGCTAACGTCTTGCTTACAGTACTCCACCATTTCTGGCGTAAGCGCAGACCAATCATGGTAATCTCCTTTTGGAAAGTTAAGTCGTTGACCCCAAGAGTCCAGTGAGTGACCACCTTCCAATTGTG